TGATCAGGAACGTACAAACCGCCTTTAGTTTTTTCGCTAGGATAGTAAGGAATGATGAGGACACGGTAGCCTGTAGGCTGTGGTAGTCTCTCCAGTGCTGAAGCATCCATTTGTGATGGATCGTCTTCGTTTGTCTTTTCCGCCCCTTTACCGAAAGCATTTTCAATCGGTTTAGGCATTGGCGTATTCTCTTTTATTGCCTTCTGCGCTGCTTTCGCAACGTGATCTGGCACAAATAACTTGTTAGTCATCTGCGTACTCTATGCCTTTCATCGCGGTTTTAATTTCATCTTCGACGTAGGACATTCCGCGTATTTCGCCTACAAGATACCGATACTCTTCAAAAGTTTGTATCGAACCATCCGCGAGCTTGTCTTTCAGACGCAGATCGCGCTCGCGTATGTTTTTTAACAGATATTCTGCAAGATTCAGTGCGTCCATACCGCATATAGTATGCGATTATTTGGAAAGCACAAGTATAATTACCATAAAGTCAGAAAATACCTTGGAATCTTTGGGGTCTAGCTATTCGACTAAACCTGCTTACGTGGCCTCCCGCGTTTTTTCGCAGGGGCTTTTGTGGCAGCTTTTTTCTTAGGTTTTTCTTCGACCCACGCTTCGTTTTCGGGGGTGTTCGGGTCGTCTTTGACGAAGTGGCCTTTTTCCGTCCGCGCTCGGACTTTCCCGCTTGACTTAGGGCTATCGCTACTGCTTGCTTTTGCGGACGCCCCTCCGACTTTAGCTTGCGCACGTTGCTGCTTATTGTCTTCTGGCTTTTTCCCTTTTTTAGCGGCATTTTCAGCCTCCCTTTGAGCAATCTTTTTGGCTTTCTCCTGTTCAGCCATTTTCTCCCGTATTGACGATGCCATCTTACTGTCCTTTCATTGCTGAGTTCAGCGCGGCAATGTCTCTCTGGGTTTGAATGCGTTCCTCTGCTACTCGTGAACGCTCATCAATCGCCTTTTCCTGAGCATCAATGCGCTGTTGTGCGATCAGAATATCGTTACGTTCTTTCTCGCTTTCCATTTCCTGCTTGGCATCAAACTCTTGCTGCTTACGCTGCATGTCTGCTGCCTTGAGTTGCAGTTCTTGGTTCCGTATGTCCACGAGTGGATCGGATTGTGGTGGCGGTGCTACCGCTTGCGCTAATTGTTCTGTCATCTCTGCAATGAGTTCTGCCGCACGAGCGTCGATCTGTGGCTTGAACTGCATCATAGGATCAGCAGGCGGTTGACCCGGCTGTGGCGGCATCATCTGCGCTTGCTGCTGCATCATTTGCATCTGCTCTGGCGGAATCTGAGACATGATCTCTTGCTGCGCCTGAGCCTCTGCCATCAAGCCAATGTGCTCCTGAATGTGCCCCTGCAACGACATAATCGCTTGAGGGTTCAATTCCATAGCAGGAGTAGACATCACAGCAATGTGAGTCTCTATGTGTGCTGGGTGGTCTTGGTCAGGGAACGCCTGTAATGGCGCTCCCTGCAATGCCATCTGATTTTCCTTAGCCGCATTCATCGGCTGAGGTTGAGGAGGGGGAGGGAGGATGGCATCAATATTAGTAACGCCTAGTGCCTCATACATCTTACGATAAGCTGCATATAGCCCCTGTGGTCCACCGTGAATCTGTGGATTGGACTGAACCAACTGCAACTCTGTTTGTGCCAACGCAATACGCTGAGACATAGAGAAGATGTTAGGATCAGATACAGGTAGAACGTCAATCTGTGGACCAAAGTCTTGCACAAACACCTCTGGACCCATCTGCATGTCCGCTTGATACGGATACGTCTGGATTGTCTCAGAGAAGATACGCGCAAGTAGTTTGAACTCGATTTTCTGTGAATAGTGCAAACGCTTGTGGATCGCAGACATCACCTTCGTGCCACGTTCCGTAATCGCCATGGTCGTTCCAACAGGTGTTTCACGACCCATCTCACCAACCTTGAGGTCAGCCATAGACGCAAAGCGGCGTCCTGCGTCCACTAGAGTGCCCAAAAGGTTGTAAAGCGTCCCTGAAGGCTCTTTGAAAGGGAGAGGCATCAGAGAGCCTTGCAGGGTGCCTCCAACCACGTCAATGTCGCGGAACTCGCCGGGCTGGAGTGGAGCATCCTCATCCCTAATACGAGCACCGCGAGCTTTGAAGCCTGCTGGCAGATTGGAGAGCGTACCCGCATCAATAAGCTGACGCAGGATCGACGTAGATGCCTGTGCCAAACCACCAATCATGTGGGTCAGGCCAAGGCCATAGAATCCAAGACCCGGCAAGAACTTGTAGTGCACGAAATATTGTTTCGCGCGTTTCATCGGATCAGGTTCCATGTAGTTACGGCGGATCGCCAAAACATCACCAGTATCAGCAACGATTGTAATGATGTATGGCAGCTTCAAGCCTGTTGGCTCTCCATCCATGCCCATGTCCTCAAAGCCATCAATATCTAGGCTTGTGTGGACTTCATACAGTGTCAGTTCTTCAGACGGGCCACTTGGGTGTACGCCCTGAATGTCATCAATAGACTCTTCAACCTCGTCAGCCATATCGTCTTCACCCATCCCACCTGTCGGTAGATCAATGTCACGATAAAAGCCCACAAGCTGCATCTTACGGATTTCGTTCGAATCCATAGAAATGCGGTGTGTAATGCGAGGCGAAGACGCTAAGTCAGTCGCGCCATACGGCACAACCAAATCTTCAGCGTGGATAAACTTACTAACAGCACGACCCTTCAGCGGATCGAAGTAAACCTTCTTGAACGTAGACCCAATGACAGGAAGGTAGAATAGCATCTGATCTAGCTCAGGATCATACTCTTCCATTTCGTAGGTAATCATATAGTTCATGTAGTCTTTGACGCGCTCAGACTGCTTTACAAGCATCTCGTTCTGCGCACCAATAACAGATGTACGAACAGGCCCAGTGGCAGGCAGCAATTCACGATACGCTTGCGCTTGGAACTGCGTTACAGACTCAGCCAACAATGGGTGAATAACACCTGAAGACCCCTCGAACGGCTCACTCCGCTCTTCAGTCTTCATGCCAAGGAACTCAAGTCCCTTTTTATACGTGTCTTCCCAGTCTTCACGAGAGGACAGATCATCCTCAATCGAACCAACCAGATCAGACGAAATGCGGCCTAGCTCGGCCTCATCAATAACCTCTGCCAAGTTACCGTCAAACGGCACCTGTGGCTTGGCTTCCATTTCTTCTTCAAACTCACCAACCACTGCGCTGCCATCGTCAAACTCGGTAACCCCGGGCTGCGCTGGCAAATCAATCACATTCTCCATGATTGGCTCTTCAGGAATCATTGGTGTTTCAGGCAGACCACCCGCGCCTAGACCACGTTCTACAGCCATTAGAAAATGTCCTTCTCATTACCTTCAATTGGCTCAAGATCGTCAACGTCATCAAAGTCAGTCATAGGACCGCCTTTTTCCCATGCGTTACAGGTATTCTCTGCTGCACAAGTAAAGTCTAACTTGGTGCAATACCCAACCTCGTCGCCCTCTTCCATTCCAATGCCATTCTCAATGCAATCAAGCATGTTGGAACGTATGCTATAGTATTCACAGTTTCCGCAGATTTGCTTCTTTTTTTCCCAGTTCTTTACAGAATGACCGTAAGCATATTCTTGGATCGCATGCTCACGGTTCTCTGCATTCTTTTCTGGGTCTTGGGTTGAAAGAGGACAAACAAATTCCTCTTCCATTTCATACATATCGTCATCAACAACTTGGTTGATTCCAGATGTAAGCTCATCCATGTCAATGTTGATAACGATTTTAGCCATTACTTTACCCCAGAAAACTTTGTACCTGATATGGCAGCACCACCACCACGGCAAACACCACCGCCATCTTTGTAACCGCGAACCTTGCCGCCGCCCATGTATTTTTTAACCGCGCCACCTTTGGCCTTCTCTACTGGCCTATTTCTTCTTTCTTTGGCTTCTCTTTCAGCAAAGCCCATAAGCATTTCTTCAAGTTCAGCATCATCGTCATACTTACTAGCACCATACTCGCCAGCCCTTAATCTGGCCTTTTTTTCCAAAATATCAGGGTCGCGTAAAGGATTTGCCATAAATTTATAAAACAACCTAT